TATGAGTCCACCCGGAGCGAGTATTATAAACGGGCTTTAGCAGGTCTGGACACATACGACGTGCAGTATATCTCCGTGCTTGTACACTGGACGCGCGATCCGGGCGAAAGCCTGAATGCGTCTCGGAAGGTTTTTGACGCGATGAAAAATATCAGAAACGTCCAGGCTGGTGAGTCAACCTTTTTGTTTTGCATTCCCATATATAGCGCCCCGGTGCCGGTAGGCACTGACCAGGACGGCGTATGCGAATATGTCGTGGAGGCGGCGCTGTATTACAACACAAACAAGTAACTATTCAATATTCTGAACGAAAGGTAGGTACAAAAAAATGATTACATCTGGTGTATTTCCTTGTTATGAAAACCAGTTTCAGGTCAATGTAGCAGCTTCCGGCGAGACAGAATTACTAAAAGATATTGCCGATCTGACAAGCTTTTCCGTCAGTTTCGACAATGGCGTAGAAGAATGGACGCCTTTTAGTTCCGAGGGCTGGAGGAGAGCCTTGATGACCGCAAAGGCCATCAATATTAGCGTTCAAGGAAAACGCTGCATTGCTGACGATGGTAACGACATGATTGCATCACTCGCGTTTGTTAACGGTCGAGATGCCGAAAAGACTTTCGTGTGGACTTTCCCGGACGGCACTAAGGTTCGCTTCGAGGACGCCGTCATCAACGTCACAGCCCTGGGCTCCGGTGACAGTACCGCAGTCGGTCCCCTGGAGTTTGAAGTGATGAGCAACGGCAAGCCTACTGTTACGCCTGCGGCGTAATGGTGACACATGCGGCTTAACCTAACCATACTATACTTAACCATACCGAACGGGTGGGGAACAAACCCCATCCGTTTTGTATTGCTAGAACAACTTTTTCCGTATTATTTTCACGGTGAAAAAAAATCTGAAAAAAGAACTAAAAAAAAATTTGAAAAAAGGCTGGTGAAAAAAAATGGCAAGAAAGATTATTGATATTACTGATAAACTCGATCTGTCCGGTAACCCGAGAATTAAGATTGGCGATGCAGAGCTGGAAGTCCGTGCGGACGCAGCGACCGTGCTTAAATATTTTGACGTGGTCAAAAAGACCGAAAACGCGAGTGATCCCGAGCTGATCACCAAAGTCTACGACCTGCTGTTCACGGACGATGGTAAAGAAAAGATTGCTGAGCTTAAAATCTCGTTCAAGGACTTTTCGGTACTGGTGGAAACAGCAATGCAGCTGATCACCGGTGCAGCAGATGGCGATGACGAAAAAAACTGACGGACGACCCGGGCTATGATCTGATTGACGACTATGATTTGATCGTGTCGTCATTCATGACGCAGTACGGGCTCCGGCTATCCCACGAAATACATGACATGCCGTGGGCTGAGTTTTGTCAGTACTTAGCTGGTTTATCTTCCGAAACGCCGTTAGGCAAGATGATCCAACTCCGGACGGAGACGAACCCGGACATGCTAAAATCCATGACGCCTGGACAACGACGCATACGCTCCGAATGGCAACAGAAACGGGCTGCAAAGCTGGCGCAGAAAATATCCCCGGAACAAATGAGCGAATTTTTGGAACAAATGAAACAGGCATTTATCAGTATGTCCGAACGGACATAATAATATCGTAACAGTAAATAACCTCGCCCCGGTTGATGCAGTGCGTTTTCTGTATCGCCGGGGCCTTTTTTTTGAGAATTGTTTGAAAAAAAATGCTGAAAAAATGCTGAAAAAAAATATTTCTGAGAAAATATTCTGAGAAAGGAGAAAGAAATGCCAGCGACTACTAACAACGCAAAAACCGTCGGCGCCGTGCAAATCGACCTGTACTTGTCTTCCGAAGACTTCCAAAAACGGATCACCAGTTTGGCGCAGCAGACGCAAACGGAGCTGTCAAAAGCCTTTTCCCAGGCATCATCTAAAATTACGACTTCGCAAACAACCGTGCAGCGTTCGGTTTCCAAAACGGAATCTTCGGTACATAGACTGACGCATACCGCCAAGCGTTCCGGCGAAACGATGGCTCAAAGTTTTGCAAAAACGGCGGCTCGCATCGGTGTCTTACTGGGGCTATTTAAAAGTCTGCAAAAAGCATTAGACCTGGGCAGCAATCTGACGGAGATGCAAAATGTTACGGATACCGTATTTCCGTCCATGCAGCAACATGTGCAGGATTGGTCAAAATCGATGCTGGACTCCGCCGGTCTTACCCGGACTATGGCGTTACAGTATGCCGGTACGTTCGGCGCGATGGCTAAAAGTTTTGGCTTTACGGAGGATCAAGCATTCGGATTGTCTTCGAGTCTTACACAATTGTCCGGTGACGTGGCTTCGTTCTATAATCTGAGTCAAGATGAGGCGTTCACGAAATTAAAGTCTGTCTTCACAGGTGAAACGGAGGCATTAAAAAGTCTTGGCGTCGTCATGACACAAACGGCGCTTGATGAGTTCGCTCTGGCTAACGGGTTCGGAAAAACGGTCTCCAACATGACGGAAGCTGAGAAAGTATTGCTCCGTTACGAATTCGTCCAGGAGAAACTCAATGCGGCTTCCGGCGACTTTTTGCGCACGCAGGACAGCTGGGCTAATCAGATAAAACGAACAAAGGCCTACATTCAAGAAATTTTAACCAGTTTCGGTCAAGGCTTAATCAACTTGTTTTTACCGGCGATTAAAGCCGTCAACGCAATTTTAGCTAAGGTGGCACAACTGGCGGAGGCATTTAAAGGCTTAACGGAGCTTATCACTGGCAAAAAATCCTCCGCAGGAAAAGGCTTAACAGACACAGTCGTTGACCTTGGCGAGTATGCACCTGCAGCAGCTTCCGGGCTGTCTGATGTAGGTGATGCGGCTGCTGATACAGGTAACGCGGCTGCAAAGGCTGCAAAGCAGGCGCAGAAAATGCTGATGTCGTTCGACGAGATCAACAAGCTGCAGGAACAGACGAATTATGACACCGGCAGTTCTGGTTCTGGTTCAGGCTCGGGGTCAGGCTCGGGGTCAGGCGGTTCTGGAAGTGCGATTTCTTCAGGCCTTTCTGGTCTCGGCGGGGCTGCCGTTTCATTTGGACAGGCGGCAAAAGGCGACAACGAGCAGCTGGACAAGTTGGCTAAAATGCTCAAAAAGATCACCGACCTGTGCAAGCCTACGACGGATTCCATCAAACGGCTCTACAACGAAGGGCTGAGTAAGCTCGGGAACTTCACTTTCGACGTTTTAAAGGATTTTTATAAAGACTTCCTTGTTCCTGTTGGCACATGGATGCTCCACGATAATGCTGGGCTTCCGCGACTGTTTAACATTACAAACAAACTGTTAAATAACATCGACTACGGCAAGCTCCGGTCATCTTTCGACGGACTTTTCATATCGCTGCAGCCGTTAACGAAATTCACCTGGACGGCTCTGATGGATTTTTACGAAAAGTTCTTGGTACCGATTGCGACCTGGACATGCAACACAGCTATTCCGACATTGACCGGATGGCTTCAGGAACTTCTCGATACCGTTGATTGGGAAGGGCTCAGCTCGGCACTGTCCGACCTGTGGAGTGCGTTATCCAGCTTCACAACCGGCATTGCGGACGGTTTCTTAGGATTCCTGGATGAGCTGCATGTCCCAGCACTTGCGGGCGCGCTATTAAATTTAATGGCTATCGGTATCAAGTCTGTGGCGGGTGCGTTATCGGTACTGCCGGAAACAGGCGTACTGGAGCCCATCGGCGGAGCACTCGGAGGACTCGCAACCGGACTCGTGGCCATGAAAGGTGCGCAGGGTTTAAAAAGCATCATCACCGGACTCGGCAGCAAAATCAAGGATTTGGTGGGCGCGTTCACAGGCGCAGCTGGCGGTGCAGGCGGTATAGCATTAGGCGGCCTGGCACTGGCAGGCGCAGTTCTCGCATTGAAACATGAGCTGACCACGAATGAATTTACTAAGGATGTAGACAATTTCGTGACGGCTGTCCGAAACTGCAAAAACGAGCTCAAAACGAATACGTTAAAGAACGGCGAAGACTACAAAGCGATGATGGAAATCGTCACTAAATTTGACGAACTTAACACAAAGCTTAAAAATGGCGAACAGCTCACAAACCAAGAAAAGTCGCTATTCACGCAGTACGCGCAGTCTTTAACAGACTATGCACCCGACGTTGTGCAGTACCTTAACGACGTTACCGGCGCTTACGATCTCAACCGCGAAGCATTGGAAAAGCTGATCAAGCAACAGTATGCGGAAAACATGTTGACGGCTTACGAAGATGCCATCGCAAAACTGACGGAGGAGTACGGCAAGGCTTCTAAGCTGATCCAGGATGAGTTGGGAAAAGTCTGGGACGAAACATTAAAGAACGGAGGGAATGCGGACGACTATGAAAAAGTCGTGGAAATGTTGCTGGCTCATGCGACAGGTGATGTTTCCGGACTGCAAGACTGGTATGGGCAAACCGTGCAGTCAATTTTTGATTCCGGCGAGGTGCAGACTGTCCTGGAGGCTTTGAAAGAACTTTATGGCGGTATGCAGGACATTGAGACCGAGATTGACACGATCAGAACCCGGGAGCAGGAGTTCAAAAATATCATCCTGAACGACAGCAACGAAATTCCTACGGCGACCGACCTGATGTTCGGCCTTTTCGGCAAACAAGCAAAAAAGGCCGGAGACGACACCAAGGCCGGGATGGGTACCGCAAAAAATGCGGTCAACGATATTCCGCATGCCATCGAGGACGTTTCTGGAAAAGTCATGCACGTAATGGACGAAAACACCGGAAAGCTCGGACAAAAAAGTGTTGAAGGTATCGGCGCCTATATTTTGGGCATAAAAGGAAAAAAGCCGGAAGCTGAAGCCGCGGCATCTGAGGTCGGACAGGCGACGAACGAAGCATTAGCATCAATTGACTCTAAAAGCACCGGGTCAGATGTCGTCAGTAACATGGCAGCCGGCATGAACGAAAGCAAGGAGGTCATCAATCAGGCCAGCTTGCAAGTGTCTGAAGAGATCTTACAAACCTTGCGTGAGCAAGACAAGGAGTACATGCTGCGATCAATCGCTCAGTCTGAACAGTACGCCGGAGGTTTTCTGTCTTCGTCGGATTATGTTTCTGAAGCAGCTGGCTCTGTAGGAGACGCGGCGGTTGATGAGCTGGGCTCGAAAGGCGACGAAGCATTTGACGCAGCAACCTGGACGTCGGATAAATACGGCGGAGGTTTTCTGTCATCCGAAGCGCCTGTTCGTGCGTCGGCGTCTCAGGTGGCGGACGCGGCAGTTGACGAACTGGAAAAATCACAGTCCGGTGCATCGGCAGCCGGTTCTGGCGCAGCTGGCGGTTTTTCATCCGGTATCAGTTACAATATCCGGTCACCGTTACAGTCCATGAGAATCCTTGCAGATCAGTCCTTACAAGCGCTGAAAGGTGGGCTGGGAATCGACAACGTGGGTGTTTCTTCCAAAGCATCTGAGGCGGGTAAAGCGACAACATCAGGTCTGGAATCCGGTACGGAGGCTGGTACACCGGAGCTATTGAAGATCTATAAGCAGCTGCCGAACGACATGATCTCCATTATGGGCGACATGTATTCGTTATTCACATTAACCGGTAAGATTATCCCGGACGCTATGCAGCAAGGTGTCAAGCTCCAGCACTGGGATCTGTTGAAATTTATCGGTGAACTGCCGAGTAAGATCGTGGCGAAGTTCGACGGTCTGGGCGACAAGCTCAAAAACCTGGGGCAGTCGATTTTCACTAACTTCAGAAACGGCTCACAATCTGCCGTTCAAGGGATCTACGACGTAACTTTAGGCATGTGCAACGGAGTCTTAGCTATCGTCAGACAAATGCCAACGCTTATGTGGCAGGCAGGCGTCACGGCGGCTCAGTACTACGCAAACGGCCTGCGGGCAGTCCATATTCCGACCCCGCATTTTGGAGTATACACGCAATGGGCTTCCGCAGCCGGTCAAGTATTTCCTTTGCCAGCGGTCTCTATGGCGTGGCTGGCAAACGGCGGCTACGTCGAAAGAAACACACCACGCCTTGCTGTGATAGGCGATAACACACGCGAGGGCGAAATTGTGGCACCGGAAAGCAAACTCCAGGCGATGGCGGACAAAGCTGCCGGAGGAAACAACGCAGCTATGAACACCATGGTCAGTTTGCTGGAAACGTTAGTGGCTCTTGTGCAAGACGGCGGCGAGACGATTCTCAACGTAGATGGAACGGAGCTCGCTCGTGCATCGCAAAAAGGTGCGGCACGACTGCAAAGGCGTGGGGCATCGGTAAGTTTTTCGTAATAAAACGGCGGGCCGTTATTTTATGATGAAATAGCGGCCTTGTTGTTTTGTTAAGAAAGAAATTGCGAAAGAAACTTTGAAAAAAGCTCTGAAAGGAGGCTTGAAAAAATGGCGGTCTCACTAAAAGTCAACAACACGGAAATTCCGTCCCCCGTGGATCTGTCGATAGACTACGAGACGATCTGGAGTTCGGATGCCGGGCGCGATTTGTCCGGCCTGTTTTCGGGTAACGTCGTGGCAGAAAAGCAAACCATCCAGATCACCTGGGGATATTTGACGGCTGCAGAAGTCAGAACGATCCGAAACCTTATCTCATCAGGATACAGCAGCATTGTTTTCAACGATGGCGGAGGAAACAGTATCACCATGAATGGATACCGCGGTACGTTGTCGTCCGTCCTTGCTGGCGTGTTTGGCGGCGAAACGTGGTATAAGTCGGCAACCTGCAAACTGATTCAGCGATAATTTTCTTTTCTGAGTAAGGAGATAGCTTATGAAAAACGCAACACCTGAATATATCGCTCAATACGAGAAATCCGGGCGGCAATCGGCCCGTGTGTCGTTTGCTTTCCAGGATGGAACAACAATCACAACGTCCGACTTATCAGACTTCATGGAGATCCGCCTGGACGACGCGACCGGCGATGATAACAACTTTTCCGTCGGCAGCGCCATTCCGAAAGAGCTGTCGCTGAGTCTTAACAACCGCGCAGGTAAGTTTTCCGGGCATGACTTTTTCGGCTGCAAGATTACCGCAGCGGCTGGTTTTGTTTTTGGGTGGTCATCGCAAAACCTTGACCTTGGTACATTTTATGTAGATGAGTCGGTGGCGCCTGGTATCACTATCCAGATTAAAGCATACGACAAACTGATGTTCGCCGATATTCCGTATACGCCCGGCATAACATTTCCGTGTTCAGCTGGTGCACTGGCATACGATGTTTGCGATAAATGCGACATAGTTTTATCATCAACATCCTTCCAGCATTCGGATTTTTCGATCGAGTCGGTGCCGGAAAATGCGACGTGCCGGGAGATCATCGAAGCGATAGCAGCCGTTACCGGGACATTCGCCCGTATAAGTTCTTCCGAAGAGCTGGAATTTCGATGGTATGAAGAGACCGATGCAGAAATAACTCATCTAAGAACGAAAAATATAGCGACTGATCAGGTCACCATCACCGGCGTCAAGATTTACTCCGGTTCGGAATTGCTGGCGGAGTCAGGCGCAGACGGCTATTGCGTATCCGTTCGGGACAATATGTTTATAAATGCAAACAATGCGCAGGCGGAAGCTGACTTTTTGGCCTCCGTCCTGGTTGGGCAATCGTTCCGGCCTTTGCAGGCGAGTTTCCCGGCGGACGCACGTTGGGAGGCCGGGGATATTGTCACTGTCACAGACGATCTGGGCGACAGCTACACCGCATATGTCACCCGTCATAATTTCGTCGTATATGGAGCAAGCACGATAGTCTGTGGTGCAGAAACCCCGGCAGTCAATAGCTCACAACGGACTTCCGAAGCCGCAAAAGCAGTCATCCAGTCCAGACGATACACAAACGAACGTATCCTTGCTGAACAAACTGCCCGTGAGACCGCAATTCAGAACTTAATCGAGGCGCTGGCAGAAGCACCCGGTCTGTATCCTTCGGAAGAAACGCAGCCGGACGGCAGCACGATTTACTATTTCCATGATCAGCCTTTAAGAGCCAACTCACAAACGATCTTACAAATCAACGGTTCGGCAATCGCAGTTTCCCGAGACGGCGGCGACACGTGGCCAACGGCGTTAGATTATTCCGGAAATGCCATTCTGAATAAAGTTTATGCGGTAGGTATAGATGCGAGCTTTCTGACAACCGGGCAGCTGATAGCACGAGATGCAAACGGCAACATAACGTTCTCAGTCAACCTGGACACCGGCGACGTATCAGACCGGGCATTGGCGATCTTCCAAAACGCACTTGGCGAATGGATACGCATGACCGGTTCTTCGCTGGAAATGGGAAAGCCGGATAACCCCGTTAAGATGATTTTGACAGCCGAGCGACTTTCGTTTGTTCAAAACGGCGCCGAGCTCGTGTGGTTTGCGTACAACGGAACAAATACAAACCGCATGACTATCACGGAATCCATGGACACATTAGGCCTTACCTGGACTAAGGACGAAGACGGGTATATTTTCGTGAGATAATTGACTGTTCATTTTGTGAATAATATATCGAAAAAATGAACGATATATTTGAACTGTGAACTTGAACTGTGAA